ATTACTCTCTATAAAGATTACCGAGGGGAAATGTTTTTTTGAATTTACAAAATAAAAATTGTACATTTGCAATATGAAAGAATCAATCTTAACTATCGATACCGCTTTGCAAGAAGTTCTTAATACGGGAACTGAAGACTTGGCAAAAAAATTGAACGTAAACTATAACACTATTTCAAGTTGGAAATTCAACTATAAAAACAATGCTATGTCTTACGAGAAAAAAATGGAAATCTTAACAAAAATGGGATATAACTTAACCGAACAATCTAAATGGAAAAAAAATCAAAAGTGACCAATGTGACCTCAAATGGAACTTGGCAGTCCCAATATGGGACTATGTACAAAAATGAAATTGAATTTGCTAATGGAGACATTGGGGAATACAATTCTAAATCACAAACTCAAACTAATTTTATAGTTGGACAAGAAACCGACTATGACATTACTTCAAGAGAACATCAAGGAAATACGTTTTACACTATCAAACCGGTAAAAGTACTTACACAAGCTTTTGGTGGTGGTGGTAAAACTGACCCCGAAACGTCTAAAAAAATTGCTCGTATGTCTGTGCTAAAATGTGCTACCGATTTGGTAATAGCTAATGAGATACGGCTTGACGAGATTATTACATGGGCAAAAACTTTCGAATCTTATATCGAAGATGGGACTAACGCAATGCCTACACTTCCACCTTCTAATGGATTACCTTTTTAATATGGCATCATTTAAAAAATTAAGTTCTGTGAATGTAAAAATAGAACTCGCCCACATGTCAAAAGACGTGACATTGGGGAACGCTATGCCTATTGACTTGATGCTTGTATTAAAAGAATTACAAGAACTCATTGACACGCTTTATAAAACGCATGAGGATGAATTTTTGGATACGGCTTTACAATACAATAAACAAGAATACTCGGGATACGAAATTGAGGTCCGTACCGGTGGTGGTAGATATAACTATGACCATATCCCCGAAATCGTAGCTTTGAATGAACAAATAAAAGAACTGCAACAAAAGGCTCAATCAAGCTACCGCATTGCATTAACTAATATGAATGCCGTTTCAGACGATGGGGAATTAATTGCACCCGCTCGATTCGTGCCTTCTAAAAATTCAATTATTCTTAAAAGGAAAAAAAATTGAATCTTTTGTTATATATTCGCTTAACTTTAATGGGGAATGGGAGTCTCCGTAAAAAACAACTTATTGCCACTTCATCACGTAGGACTCCCATTCCTCGTGGTGGATGTGGCTTTTTTAATTTATGGGAAAAGAATCTTTTATAATCTACAAATCTTTTTACCCCGCTATCGAAGACCTATCCGATGAAGACCTTGGGGCATTGTTTCGGTCTTTGTTTGAATATCAGATAACGGGTAAAGAATGCGAAAACAAAACTATTTCAATGGCATTTAAATTCTTCAAAAATCAATTCAGACTTGACAACGAAAAATATCTAAATGTCGTAGAACGTAACAAAATCAACGGAAACAAAGGCGGTCGGAAACCGAAACCCAAGCTAACCGAACTGAACCCAAAAAACCCAATGGGTTATTTAGAACCCAAACAAGCCGATAATGATAATGATAATGATAATGAAACTGATAATGTTAATGAATTAAAACCTATAAATATAGAATACGCTAAATTTATTGATTGGATTAGAGAAAATGCACCGAACGTCCAAACATTAAAAGAACCAATTACCGAAGACCAATATCAAAAACTAAAACAATACGACCGGACGCTTTTAAAAGACACTTTGATAGCTATGCATAATTTCAAAGATTTAAAGAAAAAATACGTTTCCGCATACTTAACACTTACCAATTGGATAAAAAGAAATAACAACACTAATCAAGAAAATGGAAAATCAAGAATTGACTCTAACATCGAAGTTGCAAAATTATTCCTTGAACAATCAAGAAATAATGGTTTATAACGCTATTGGTTGCCCCAAGATACACGAACACTCTCAAGACGATGGGTTGGTAGTAGTCTTGACCATGTGGCGAAACTACATTGGCGTAAAAGAACCATTAACCATTGAAGAAATTCAAATGAATACTACACACATTAAATCTAATTATCCCGACTTTACTTTGGAAATGATTAACCTTGCCATAAAGTATTCATTGACCGGATTACTCAATGTAGATATAAAACCTTATGGAGCCTTTTCGCCTTTGTACATTTCTACAATCTTAAATCAATACCGGGACTATAGCAATACGATTAAAAACAAAATCAATGATAAACTTAAACGTGACGAAGATTTACTTAAAATGAATCCTACGTACACCACAGAACAAAAAATAGCTAACCGCTTGAAATACCTTCATTATTATAAAAGTAATGTCGTAAATCAATCGCTAATCGATTTTAAAGGTATTATGTGGGAACTTTTAACACGCTATAAATTACTTGGGGAAATAAAACCCGACAAAGACCTTATACAACGGGAAACTATCAAAAAGCAAAACCAATTTATTGACCTTTCAATTGAAGATGTCGTGGAACTTGAAAAATATTCTATCATGAAACAATTTTTTGAACTGAACCCCGACTTTGATTTTACTAAATTAGACTTACTATATGAGCAAAATAAAACAAATTAAAGAACAAGTGACAAATGCACTTACTTTAAAACCGACAACAAGGGACTGCGACATTGCACTTTATTGCGAAATCTTACAAGCAAATGGGGTTGACAATTTACCGGCATGGTGGCTATTCCAAAAAGTAAAAAATGGAGCATTCCCTTCTTTTGATTCAGTTACTCGTATCCGTAGAATGGTACAAATGGCTGAACCTACATTAAGAGGAAATTTATGGGTTGAAAGGCATACTACAAAACAACAAAAAGCAAGAAAGGATTTGGGGTATGAAAACTAATGAAACCAAACACTTTAGGAATTATTTACTTTATTTAGGAATTGCGGGAATAATCTATCTTATTTTTGTATTGTGTTAACACTACAACATTTTGCTGACCGGCATAAAGAATGGCTTAAAATAGTAATCTATTTTGGGGCAGACTCGGAAACTGCAAAAGAAATAGTGCAACAAATGTATCTTAAAATAGGGGAAATAGAACTCAAAGAAGGCAATCTCAAAAGGTTTATAAATTACAATGGAGCAATTAACACAGTATGGGTGTTTAAAGTGCTACAAAACCTTTATATCGATTCCACTAAAAAGAAAGAATACAAATCGCAAATTTATATTGAGTATGACGAACAACCTTTAGACGAACAAGAATTGGAGTACCATGAAATTTTATCTAAAATGCAAGTCGTTATATTATCTTTCAATGAATATGAGCAAATGTTATTAGAACTATATTTTGTTCATGACCGCAGTTTAAGGGAAATATCTAAACGAACGGGCATTGGAGTCCATTCAATTTTTAATACTATCAAAAATGTCAAAGAGAAAATCAAAAAAAACATCGAGTCCCAATACACAGAGTATCGAGATTCAAGAAATCAAACCCTCGTTAGGCTTTGGGGACACGATTCAGAAACTAACACAGATGACCGGGATTGAAAAACTCGTCAAATTTATAGCCGGGGAAGATTGTGGGTGCGATGAACGTAAAGCAAAACTCAACAAATTATTCCTTTACAAAAAACCTATTTGTTTAACCGAAGCGGAATATGACTATTTAACAGAGTTTCAAAAAATCAAAAGTGTAGAACTTACCAAACAAGAAGCCGATAAAATAGCTGATATTTGGAATAGAATTTTTCAAACAAGAAAATATCACAGACCTTGCACATGCAACCCTAAAGCATGGCAAGAATTAATAAATGACCTTATTAAAGTATACAATGAATATTAAACCAACTGAATTAGAACAAATCCAAGATTACTTAATCGAAATACAAGCTTTCATTGAACAAGCCTATATTTCAGATGACATTAACAACATAATTGAACGAGCCACCAAAATTGAGGGATACATGGCGTTAAGCGGTAAATTGTTAGCTGATGCTAAATGGCATTATAGCAATGCCTTTGAAACGGGATTCATTCAAGCAATGAAAACCACTTCAAAATATCAAGCATCTACCACCAATTTATATCTTAAATCATTATGCAAGAACTATCAATATATGGTAGATTGGGCGGATAGAGTAAATGCTTCATGTACTCATCAAATAGAATTTAGCCGAACTTTAATCAGCAAAATAAAAGCTGAAATGCAATCAAGACTATAAAAATATATTTTGTATTTACAAAAATCAATGTTATATTTGCTTCATGGGACAAAATAATTTATATCGAGTAATGGTCATTTCAAATGGCTATGACGAATTACACACAGACGAATTTGAAACAATGGCGGAAGCACAAGAATTAACTGACCATTTAACCGAACTTTTTAAAAACAACCAATATTACGTTGAAGCGTATGAACCCGAACCATGTTCAGAACCTCGACATTACAACGAAAGAGCCGTAGACGGGTGGGAAGACATTTATCCAAGTTATTAAAATCTTATGAGCGAAAAATCAATCAAACAAGCTAAAAAATTAGTTCAAAAATATCAAAAAACTATATTTTTTCATGTAACGGATGAGCGTATTGACATATTAGAATCAAGAGAATGTGCTTATATTGACCTTGCAAATACAATTTCTGTATTGAAAAAAGTGGCGAATAAAACGCCTTTCAATTCAGACATTGAAGAATACGTCAACAATAAAATAGCGGAATATACTGCAATTGAAGAAGCTATGAAATCTTTATAACCAATGAGCAACGAGGAATCAATCAAAATAAAATACACGCTTGGGGCGACAAAATGCACTCAAACTATAAAATCAAAAGACTATGCCAATGTCAAAGCTAAATTGCAAAGGTTGGGTTATATCGTAGAAAAAATAGAAAAATAATGAGTTATAAATTTATAATGTTATATTGCCAATGTTTTTAGCAAATAATTGATGGGATGATTATAGAAATTAAAAAATACACTTTAATCTGCGATAAGTGTAAAGTCGAATATTGGGATGACGTTTTAAGTTTAGACTTTTTGGAAGAAGTTGTCGTAGAACAAGGATGGGTAAAACACCAACAAGAACACTATTGCCCGGATTGTCATAGTTATAATGAAAATTTAGATTTAAGTTTATGAAAAACCATACTAAAATTTATTTGCAAGGAATGAAGTTTGACGTAACAGATTTTATACCTTGTGAAATTTGTGGTAAACAAGCCGTAGACATACACCACATAGAGTCAAGAGGTATGGGTGGGACAAATACCAAGGATACGCTTGATAATCTAATGGCACTATGTAGAAAATGCCATGTAGACCTTGGAGACATCGACCAATACAAAGACTATTTAAAAAGCATACATCAATTACAAATAAGCAGAAAATGATTAAGTACGAGAATATAAAAAAAATCAAGTCTAACCAAGATAATCCAAGAATTATCAAAGATGACAAGTTCTTTAAATTAGTAAAATCTATTGAAGAGTTTCCAAAAATGTTAGAGTTAAGACCTATTGTTGTAGATTCCGACATGGTAGTTCTTGGGGGTAACATGAGATTAAAAGCATGTATTGAAGCCGGACTTAAAAAAGTCCCAATTCTTATTGCAGAAGATTTAACTGAAGAACAAAAAAAAGAATTTATCATTAAAGACAATGTTTCCTTTGGCGAGTGGGATTGGGAAGTTTTAAATGCGTGGGAGGTGCCAATGCTTCAAGATTGGGGGTTAAATATATGGCAACCCGAAACTATGTACGAACCTAATGTAGACCCAACTGCGTCAAGTTCTATGGTAACAGATGCTGACATAGAAAAAACAGAGTCTAAAATGGGGTTTGAGCAAAACATTTCAATAACTACGGAAGTCATTTGCCCGGCATGTGGCGAAGAATTTATCATTAAGAAACAATGACCGAACAAGAACTAACACAATTGCTTGAGTCAAAGCAATGGACGTTTGCCAAGACTATGCCAAAGAATCCACACTATTGGACTCATAGACCTTATTGGGAATCAAAACAAGAATTTGAATCTGCGGTAGCCGGAATAAGAAAATATGGCATACCTCAAAAATATTACCGACAAACTTATATTTGTTTTTTTGCAAATGGGTTTAAGTATTGGGACATGGGCGAACCTATACACGAATGCCCTTTGATTAACAGAAAAAATTTGGCAGAAAACCCCGACTAATGAAAGCCGGAATTATAACTATAAATGGACGTGAAGCTTATTTAACCCCTTTGCTTGAACTATTAAAGATCAATAAAATAGAATATACTTTGTATGTAGATATTGAACGCAATGGTCACATGTGGAACTATAATAGAATGTTTCACGACATGCTTTCAAAAGCAAAACAAAACGAACCAATCCTTTTATTAGCTGATGACGTTTTAATTCCAACTGATTTTAAAAATAGATTTTATGAAATTCACAATAAGGCTCGGAATAGTCTTTATTGTTTTTTTACCCGACAAAGGCATTTAAAAAAAGCGTCTATCATTAACCAAGGGTACGTTACAAGTGTTCAAAGGGGAGGGTGGTACGATATCTGTGGAGTATTTATTAACCAACAAGAACTTCCAAAAAGGGTAGATAAATGGTATGAAGATATTGGACAACATACTATGACTAAAAATTGGAAAGCACATTATGACATGCGTGTTCAAGAATATTTAGTGTATTATAATATCCCTTGGACAATATCTGTCCCGACTTTATGCGAACACGTAGGGGACGTTTCAACCCTTAATCATAGCATTGGTAAATCTATTCTATATGTCGAGGACTACGAAAAAATAACAAAATGAACATATACTTAAAAGAAAATGTGTGGGTAGCTGCTCAAAAAAGGGTTGCATGGATTTTTGACGAGTTTGAAAATGTAGCGGTAGGGATGAGTGGTGGGAAAGATTCTACCATAGTTTACGAGTTGGCATTGATTGAAGCTGAAAAAAGGGGTAGACTTCCATTAAGTGTATTTTGGCTTGACCAAGAAGCCGAATGGAAAAACACCGAGTACTATGTTAAAAAGGTAATGTACGACAAAAGGGTTAATCCTATGTGGATGCAGATACCTTTTAAAATAAACAATGCTACAAGCCATACAACTGAAAACTTAAACATTTGGGGTGCGGGGGAGGAATGGATGAGAGAACAAGACCCGTTATCTTTTAAAGAGAATGTTTACGGCACTAACGATTTTTACGATTTATTCAATGCTATCATAGGGTATCATTTTAAAGGCAAACGATTTGCACTATTAGGTGGGTTAAGAACTGAAGAATCTCCAACACGATTTATAGCTTTGACGGGTGCGATTACTTACAAGCATGTTACTTGGGGGAAAATCTTAAATAAGAAACAAGACCATTATACTTTTTATCCTATTTACGATTGGACTTATATGGACGTATGGAAAGCAATCTATGATAACAATTGGGACTATAATAAGATTTACGATTACATGTATCAGCATGGCTACCCCGTTCGTGACATGAGAGTTAGTAACTTGCACCATGAAACGGCAATCAAGCATTTATTGTTTATGCAAGAAATAGAACGGGAAACATGGGTAGCACTTTCAAAACGATTACAAGGGATAAACACAGTTAAACATTTATCTAAAGCGTCAATGACTTGTCCCGACAAATTACCCGAAGCGTTTGAATCATGGCTTGAATACCGAGATTACTTAAATGACAACCTTGTATCAGAACCGGTGACTCGGGCATTCTTTAACCATAAATTTGAAATGATGGAGGAAAAATACATGGACATTAAGCACAAAGACGAAATGTACAAAGCACACATCAAAACTATATTAGTAAACGACAAAGAATTTACCAAGCTTGGCAATTGGGAGAACAACTTTGAAATAGTGGCATGGCGAAAATGGAAAAACAAAGGAGTACTACCACCCGTAAAAAACAAATACATACATGGATAACGTAAGACAATCAATCGAAACCTTCATAGGCAAAAACCCTATCGCAAACATAGAACTAATTAAAAGTTGGCTTTATGAACTAACCCCAATCAAACAACCTATCAGTTTTGTGAGATGGGTGCCTATCGAAAAAATACAAGCTAACGATTACAACCCCAACTCGGTGGCATCGAAAGAAATGCAGTTGCTCTACACGTCTATTAAGCACGATGGGTATACTCAACCGATTGTAACTATATACGACCAAGCCATAGACAAATACATCATTGTAGACGGCTTCCACCGATATTTTACTTGTAAAGCTAACCCCGACATACTCGAACGAAACTTCGGATGCTTACCAATTGTCGTAATAGAGAAAGACATTAACGATAGAATGGCTGCAACCGTCAGACACAATAGGGCAAGGGGGGCACACTCGGTAACGGGAATGAGCAACATGGTTTTTGAAATGCTAAAGAATGGTTGGAAAGATTCCGATATTTGCAATGAACTTGGAATGGAACCCGAGGAACTATTAAGACTTAAACACATAACGGGGTTTAGCAAACTATTCGCCAATAAAGAATTTAGTCCCGCATGGAAGACTATGACCATGATAAAACTTGAAAAACAATACGAAAAGAATGAGTGCAAATCATAACACAACTGAACACTATAAAAAAGCATTGCTTGAAGCATTGGAAAAAACGCTTGGGGTTGTTCAAGGTGCTTGTAAGATAGTAGGCATTAGCCGGACAACTTATTACCAATACTTAAAAGACGATGCTGAATTTAAAAAAGCCGTAGACGATATTGAAAACATAGCTTTGGACTTTGCCGAGTCTCAATTGCATAAACAGATTCAAGAGGGGAATACAAGTGCTACAATATTTTTTCTAAAAACAAAAGGAAGAAACCGAGGATATGTAGAACGTCAAGAATTGACCGGCATGAATGGACAACCGCTTTCAGTAAATATCAAAGTCATCAGAAACGAAGACGAAAGTGAATATCAGTCTTGAAACAAATATAGTATATGACCACCTTGCATTAAGCAATAAACGATTCATTGTAGAACAAGGCGGGACTCGTTCGGGGAAAACTTACAATATTCTTATATGGATAATCATGGATTATTGTATGAGGAATACGGGAAAGACAATAAGTATTACAAGAAAAGCTTACCCGGCTTTACGTGCTACCGCAATGAGGGATTTCTTTGATATATTAAAGACTCATGGATTATATGACGAAACTCGTCACTCGATGACTACATCAGAGTATAACATAAATGGAAACATGGTTGAATTTATATCATTAGACCAACCTCAAAAGATACGTGGTCGTAAACGAGACCTTTGTTTTATTAATGAAGGAAACGAATTATCCGCAGAAGATTTTTTCCAATTGAATATAAGAACTACCGAACGTGTAATTATAGATTATAACCCGTCTGACGAGTTCCATTGGATATATGACCAAATTATAACAAGAGAAGATTGCGACTTCCACATCACTACATATAAGAATAACCCGTTTTTAAGTGCATCTTTAATTGCAGAGATAGAACGATTAAAAGAAATAGATGCAAACTATTGGCGAGTATACGGGATGGGGGAGCGTGGTCAAAGTAAAGGATTGGTATTTACCATAAGCGAATGCGAACAAGTACCGGCTACGGCTAAAAGAATAGGTTACGGATTGGACTTTGGATTTACTAACGACCCGAGTTCTTTGATTGAGTCTTTTGTCGATGGGGATAATATTTACTTTGATGAGTTAATCTATCAAACGGGCATGACCAATTCAGACTTGGTAAATATGTTCAAGTCTTTAAACATAGATACTCGGGACGTAATATGGGCAGACTCATCCGAACCAAAAGCAATCCATGAACTTCATAGGTTTGGTTTCAACGTCAAGCCAACTGCAAAAGGGCAAGATTCTATCAATTTGGGTATAGACTTAATGAGACGTTATAAGATAATGGTCACTAAACGTAGTTTCAATCTAATGAAAGAATTTAGGAACTACAAATACATTGAAGATAAAATGGGTAGGCTAACTAACAAGCCGGTAGATGCCTTCAATCATGGCATCGATGCTTGTAGATATTCAGTTATCAATACTATGACAAGACCAAACATAGGCAAATACTCTATAAGATAAAAAATCATTCCCTTTCACATTCAAGACGTTATACTACATTTAATATTTTATATTGTAAATTCAAAATATAGTTGTATCCTTGTACCATGAATAACGAAATAAAAAAACCCGACACGTTCCAAACAACCCCCGACATGGTAGGTAAATATCTTAACCGCTATGGTTGGTCTGACATTTATCCTATTGGCAAAATCATTGCCGTCAAATCTAAAACCAAAGTTCTTGTAAAACGTGTGGTAGCTTCCGAAAATAAAACTAAAATGGAATTTCATGTGGGCGGGTTTTCGGCTCATTGTTCTAACCAATACGCACAAACGTATGACTTCACCGAAACTGATGAGATTATGGAAATACGTTTAAGCAAATCATACTTGCGTGGCGTTAAACTTGATGAAAGTCCTCGCAATTATTACGACTATAATTTCTAATATGAAAAAAATAATCTCAATTCTCACTAACTTTTTAATCTTAATGGTTGTCCTCATATTTATGGGGGCAACTTTTTACTTTATAATGGAGTCAAACTTAATGAAATAATCAGATGCCAAAAAAGACACTACAATACACGAAAGGACTTGAATGCAATTACTTCATTGGTACTTTGCAAGAATGTCTTAAAATGGAAATAGCACTTAAAAAACAAGGATACATAACCACAATCTTATGAAAAATAAAATAGAAAAACATGGCTTTACATATTATGAAGCCACTTTATGCAACGGGGAAACTATCGACCTTCCATTAATTGCAGAAATCTCAATGGTCGAAAATAGTACTGACAATGTCTTTTTTGGCTATGCTTACGAACCGGATACAATGACATTTGAGTATGTCGGGCATTACTACCCCGATGAGGTTGCCGTTTATATAGATGCCAACTTTGACGATATTCAAACGGAATGCTTGAAAGATTACAATTGGTAGCAAATTAAATGCTTTCATTATCAAGTACATGGCATACTTATTATATTTTATATTGTAAATGTAAAATATAGTAGGTATGTTTGTACCACTTAATTAAATAAAAAATGTCATACTTAAAACAAACCCTCGATTTGACCTTATTTACTCCCGCTTATCAAAAACACATTGCTTTAATGGAAAAAGCTGAAATGCAGTTTGATAACAATCCATGCCAAAAAACGGCAAAAATACTATCTGATTTGCGTCATACTGCATTTACGGACGTTGAAAAATACACCCAAACGCACATCAAAAAATTAAATGCTGATACTAAAATTTGGAATTACATGATACACGTTACGTCAAAAATGAAATATTAACCCGCCATTATTTATGAACATTTCTGAATCAATCTACGATATAAATAGTCTCAATGAAACCGAATTTAAAAAACGATTTACTGATGACTTTATGGTATTCACGTCTGACAACGGCAAACTACGTCTTACTTGTTATTACTCCGAATATTTGCAATCTTTCACAATCCTATTTATGGGTAACTACTACTACCGAATTGCTTACGCCAATTTCAAAACCAAAGTTAAATCACTAACCGAACTTCACAACCTTAAATAATAATACCATGACCGAATCAATCTACAAAAACCTATTTACTTACGATTACGAAATTTTCGAAAGTAACGACTCAATGATGTCCGGCTCTTACAATGAAAGATTAAATATGTTCATTATAGACCTTAACGGCAAAAAATACGGCTTTAAAACTTACAAATCATTCGTAACTAAAAAACAATCTTTCATTTCTAAATTCAACTTAAACCAATTTTAATATGTCTAAACAACTAAACAAAGAAATCGTCCAATACGCTATCGACCAACTGAAAGACGGCATTGGATGTGACGGGTACTCTGACGACCTTCACAATGCTTTATTCAATACCGACTATTTTATTATCGGATATTACGAAGCCGAACAATGGTTAAAAGCTAATGTCGGAATTTTCCAAGCTATCAATGACGTGGTCGACTACGAAAAATTCAACTTCGGGAAAACTGAAACTGATTTTTCATCTTCTGAAAAAGTAGTCAATATGTGGGTCTATGTTGAGGGGGAAAAAATACTTGCCGAAATCGACCACTTACGGGAATGTTGGGGAGAACGATTAACCCAAGAAGACATCGACCTTATAATTGAAGAATTGGAAAATCTATAAATCTTGTGTGGGGTGGTGAATTGGAAAGGGGGCGTAATGCCCCTTTTTTTTGTCTGTAACAAATCAGACCTATGCAGTTTTATTAATATGAACAAGTCTATTGTAGTCCCATCAAATTTAAAAGACATAACTTTATTTCAGTTTTTAGAATACGAATCATTGCCCGAAAACTTATCAGACAATGACCGGGCAATACAGACTATATCTATATTTTGCCAATTGACTACCGCAGAGGTAAAAAAACTACCCATTAAAGTTTTACAAGAGGCATTGCTAAAAATATCTAATGCTATTTCAGAAGAACCTAAATTAGAGCCTACGTTCAATTTTAATGGAGTAGACTATGGGTTTATACCGAACTTGGATAATATGTCAACTGCGGAGTTTATTGACATCGAGAACTATCAAAAAGAACGCAAAGACCTATACAAACTTATGTCAGTCTTATACAGACCGATTACAATTAAAGAAGGTAAGCGGTATGACATTGAAAGCTACGATGGGAAAATAACAGAAGACTTCGAAGAGATACCAATGTATCATGTCAAATCAGCTATGGTTTTTTTTTGCAATTTAGGAATCGACTTAATCAGTTATATACAGAAGTCTTTAGCGGAGCAGAGTCCGAAGGACTTGCAAATGCGGGAGTTACAAGTTTTGCTAAAAAGTGGGGGTGGTTTGGATTCATTTATGGACTATGTAAAGGGGACATCCTTAAATCTTCTGACGTGGTCAAACTCCCTATCCACAAAACACTATTGTGGCAATCTTACGAATTAGACCTACAAGAAATACAAAGACAAGAAATACAAAAAAATGCAACCAAGTAAAAACCATATAGGAACTATCATAAAGTTATTCCAAGACATTGCCGGGGAAATGAACGCAAGGTTTAGTCATGGCAACCAAACGGAAACCAACAAGCACTCAATGTTAGTTTACCCTTACATCCATATAAACATAGATAGTATTGCGGTGGGCGAAGTATTATCTAACGTAAGCGTAAACATGGACTTATCAGATAGGGTAAATGTAATTACTAACGAAAACCAAGGACTTGATGAGTCGGTGCTTTATTCAGCTATTGGTTATACTGAAAATAATAACTATGCAATGGTCTTACAACAATTGTATGCAGACTTTTCGATTGCTTTTAAAAAATACGAGATGCAATACTTTAATAGTATCAGCATTCAAAAACCATTCAACCTTACGTCATACATTGAAACTGAAAGTGACGTGTTAGCCGGTTTTACCACAACCTTCAATATAGAAATTGTAAACCCTATAGTTACAGATGGATTTTGCTAATACAGATAAATCGTTAAAAAAAATGACCGAATACTTCGCAGAGCAAATGCGGATAAATCTTGGTGCAAAAGTAAAACGTAAATCTTATCGCAGTTCTTGGAAAAATGGTAAGCCTTATAATACCCGAGTTAAAACTTTTACCGCTTCGCATTCCGCAAGTGGTGGCTTAATAAACTCAATACAAGTATTTAAATCAAACCAAGGCTATGCAGTATCGATTGCTAAATATGGCGAATATATAAATGATGGTAGACAAAAAGGTAAAGGTATTCCAATTGCTAAAATGGATGCTTGGATAAGACAAAGAAGATTAAAACCAAGAAACTTAAATACCGGTGCCTTTATCAAAAACACACCACAAAATAGAAAGGCTATGGGTTTTATGATGAATAGAAAGATTAAGTATTTTGGTATGGAAGCATTTCCTTTTATAAAAATGTCTCGTGAATCTACTTTATACATGTTTAAAGGACAAATCAAAAATTCACTTAAAAAAGATATCTATAACAATTTAGGTATAAAATTCAAACAAAAAAAATAATGGCAATAACTATAATTCAGCAACCGGCAAGTATAAAAGGGGCGTTAAGTTCCATGATTTACCAAACAGAAGATTCAGCCAACTCGGGTAAAGATGGGTTTTACTACGAATATAAGATTTACGTTTGGAATGGAGCATCTACAATCCCCGCTACCCCAATAGCAACTATCCAAAGATTGCCGGACGTGTATGCAAACAATCGTAGCTTTATTGACATAAGCAAAATAGCTACCCAATATATTCAAGACGAATGGTTTACTATTGGAACGGCTAACCCTTACATTAGTTTTGGGTCTGTTTATTGCGTAGTGAAAATTCAAGGTTTTTGGTATGTTGCGGGAGTACTTACAAATGACTCACAAGTTACATCTAACACGATATTAGCTACCAAGGGGTATGAATACACGTTAGAAGGATTTAATCAAACTACAACTAAACGTATTCTTTCAAGCCGTACAAAAGTTTATCTTACCGAAGATACGACTTACGATTACTTATGGTACGATGCTACTAAAATAACTACCATCACAATAGGTGCGACAACTATAACTCCTACTGCGGTAGTGACAAGCCATAATTATATCCAATCAATAGAACTACGGGATAAATTAACCATTGCCGGGTTATGGGGGACAAACTGCAATATAGTATTTAATTACTCGGGAGGTTCGGAAACTATCGAAGTAATATTCCAATGCGTAAATAAGTACGGATGCAATACCTTGTTTTATAAAAACAGATACGGGGTAATTGAATCTTTGTCTATGAACGCATTATCGAGAATATTCATGACAACCACTAACGAAAATTACTACAAAGGTATTTATGCTCAATCGAACATGGCTGAAGCATGGAGTTACGGGGTGCGTAGTAAATCTTTATATAACGTCCAAGGCATATATAAACAATTAGCTAATACCAATTGGATAGACGAAAGTTATGTTGAAATCATACAACAGATTTTATTAAGTACAATTTGCTACACGATTTACAATAGCACCATTTATGCTTGTCAAGTTACCGATACTGCATTAGAAAAGAAAACTTACCGAAACGATAAGCTTATAATGTATTCCTTAAATTTTGAATTTGCCCAACCTTTAATCAATAGTATAGTTCGATAATGTTATATTTTAGCTTAACAATAGATGGGAAATTGGTAGACTTGTATGCGGATGAATCGATGCAATTAAACCGACAAGTTAAAGACTACACTAACATTGCAACTGTTTTTACCGATTTTAGCAAGTCTTTTAATATCCCCGCTACCGATTTGAACAACTCAATATTTCAAAACTTTTTTGACGAGAATGTATTGCTTCAAAGTTGGAATCAAAACTATGCGTTAAATTCACAAATCTTTGTGCATGGGTTACCGGTCTTCAATGGAGTGGTAGAATTGTTGGAAGTTAAATTTACCAATGGACTACCAAGCGACTATTCAATAGTATTCTATGGTCAAGGTAAAAATATTATGGTAGGGTGGGGAGAACAAACGCTACCCGAATTGGATTGGAGTGCTTATAACCATACTATATCAAATGCAATTGCAGTATCTTCATGGAGTGGTGGGTTATTAAGTGGTAAGGTAATGTGGGACTTAAAAGACTATGGGTACGGGATAACTTACTCTACTTATAATACTACAAACAATATTTACAAGTCTGATAATTTTAGTTATTTGAATTTAAGACCTTCGATTTTATTGAAAGAAATGGTGCAAAATATATTCTTACAACAAGGGTACGAATTAGCGGGTACGTTACTTGCAAGACCCGAGTTTACGAATCTATATGTAACTCCGATGAATACAGCCGGTCCTTTTTTAGACTTACAAAATGGCACTACTTTCGGAAATTTTAGTGCTAATAATAATACGGCACAAGCTATTGTCGGAACGAGTACTACGTTGGCTACATGGAATATTCTACCAATAGGAAATACAATAACAAGCGGGAATATTAGCGGAGCATGGAATACGTCTTTATATGAATATGTCATACCTCAAAATGGAAATTATACTTTTGTTATAGATATAACGTCTTGGACGGGGAATTCTCAAATTACGATAAGACCAAGTCATAAAGGAAAAAATACGGGTAGTCAAATTACGTTTGTAGGTAGTAGTGGAACTCAAACTTTAGCATTAACCAATTTATCTAAAGGAGACATATTTAAAATAGCGTACAGATGTGCTAATAATGGAACTATCAATGGTTCTATATCGTGTATCAATTCCCCGGCTACCATATTGCCTAATGTTATAATGGGAGACGCAATGCCCGAAATCAAAGTATCTGATTTTTTTGATAGCTTTTTGAAATGCTACAATGCTATTATAGTCCCTAAATCTTATACAAGTTTCGAACTTTATAATTTAGAAGATTGGTATGCGTTAGGTCAAAATGTGGAATATACTGAATTTATAGATTTCAAAACATTAACTCATAAAAAGATGCCAATACCTACAATAGTAAATATGGCACATGAAAAAGGCGAAACATTGCCACAAATCTATTTCAATGACTCTTATTCAAGACAATTTGGGAGTGTTACTTTTAAACCCGAAGTAGATTTTGCTGAAAATGAGTTTAACATTAAGACATTGTTTTCAGTCAACCCTCCCGTAATCATTCGACAAATTAACCAAAATGGTGTAGTCATAAATGATACTGATTTAGAAATCCCGGCTATTTACGATAAAGATGCTAAAGCGGTAAATCAAAAACTTATACTATTTTATTATAATGGAATCGTATCTACCAATTATAGCTATTATTTTGGGACTACTCAATATTCAAGTTATCCTAAAACAAGTTCATTTAGTGGAATAACTACAAATAGTTACGCTTTGTCGTTTGGATTGGAAGCTAATCGAATAGGAGACATGCCTAAAAAAACTTTATACTTTCAATTTTGGCATAATTATATATCAAGGATGTATAGCACCCGTTCAAGAATTGTTATAGTAAATGCAGTACTTCCCGTAGGCGTATGGCTAAACATGAAACTAAATGACAATGTTGCAATAAGTGGCAACTATTATAAGATTCAAAAAATAACGTATGACTTATTAAGCCAAAAAGCGGTCATAGAACTTATGACGTATCCTTTAGTGAATGTTTTATCAGTTACCTCGACAAATGGCAAGAAGCCAATATTTGACACTCCAATAGATATAAATAAAAACAGAACTTTTATCAATGGCACTCCCGTAAAAAAAGGGTTAGGAAATGCAATATATGACGGCACAACATTTTTAACTAATGGGTTAGATATTCCTAATTTTAACCAAGGATTAGCTTTTCAATTTATGACTTTAAGAGATAATTATATCCCAACTTTATCTTTGAATAAATTATCTTTATGGAGAACTACAAGCATATCAGTTGTTTTTGCTACAACTCCTATTGCTATTCCATTAACTGATATTGGTTTTGAAGGGGACGATAGTTATTATGCCGGTGACCTTGCAAATAGTCAAACAACTATTAATTCAGATGGGCAATACCGATTTAGAGCAACTACCATAATAGACGTTACGGGAGGTCATCATGTAGGGGTAGGCATTTATATAAATGGAATTGAAACCGAAGCATATTCAGAAATACATGCAAACGTATTAAGTACGCTGACGATAAACGGAAGTTCTTCGATTGGTAAAGGAGACATTATAAAATTAAGAGCATTTTGTGTGGATGGGGGTAGCCACTCTTTAAATGTGACTCGTGCAAATTTGATAGTAGAAAGAATAATATGATAACTGAAATAATAAGATTGAGTCAATCTAACAAATGGTGCGGAGTTTCTGAAAACGTAGAAATCGCAAAAGGAAAATATAAAAAGGTTTACACTTGGACGCAATTATTTAAATTAATGAAAAGAACATGTCTGAAAAAATAGAATATGAAGTAGATTTAGATACTTCCAAAGCCAAAAAAGGCTTTGACGAAATGGGTAAGTCTGCTAAAAAAGTAGGTGCCGGATTGGATGACGTTGCTGACAATGTCAAAGGAGTTGCGTCAGCTACAAATAAAGCTAAAAGTGGATTTACTTCATTAGGGACTATTATTAAAGGGGGTCTTGGATTAGGAATCGTTTTAAAATTATTTGATGCTTTAGTAAGTGCGTTCATGCAAAATGAAAAAGTAGCTAAATTATTTGAAGCTGCAATGAATGTAGTTACGGGGGTAATCAATGGACTTGTTGAAGTTATCACACCCGCTATAGATTGGATGATGAAACTATTCAAAGACCCTAAAGTATGGTGGGATGACCTTGTCAATAGTCTTAAAAAAGGTGGGGAATGGATAAAAACAAACCTTATAGATTTAGTCCTTAATAAGTTTGTCATTTGGGCTAACGATGCGAAGATTGCCGTTTTAATGCTTCGTAAAGCATGGAATGAATTTACGGGGGATACTGAAGAAGCCGAAACAATCCAAAAAAGAATAGACGAATTACTAAAACAAAACATAGAGTTAGCTAAAGCAAATGCTGAAAAAGTTGAAAACATTAAAGAGGTAGTAAAAGACGTAGTGGCATTCGTTGAAAAAGCGGTAGACACTATTGCTAAAAATGTTAAAAAGGTTACCGACAACCAAGACTTTTTATTGAACTACGAAAAAAACCTTGCCCGGTTACAAAGGGCATTACAAAAAGTTTCGACACAAGCGGAAATCGATGCTGAAAAACAAAGACAAATTAGGGACAATGAAAACGTAGCAATACAAGAACGTATTAAAGCAAACGAAGACCTTGCGTTAGTACTTGAAGCAAACAAACAAAAAGAATTAGATGCTCAAAATGCTATCATTGCTCAAATGCAAACTAAAGCATCTATTTTTAAAAATAATGCGGAAATAAGAAATCAAATAGAAGACGAAAAACTTAAACTATTAGAAATTGAAAACAAATATACCGGTCAAGCATCTGAACAATTAACTAATATCAATAGCTTAAACAAAGAAGCATTGGACATTCAGAAGACATTGACCGATGCTAAACTTGAAGCATTAACCATTGAACAAGAATCTGCATTAGAGTCCATTAGAATCGAATCTGAAAAGATTTCGGCTCAAATGCGATTAGAGGATGACCTTTACAATAGAAAAAAACAAAACCTTGACGATGAATTAGCAAATGTCAAAGAAGGAACGGCAGCTTACGCAGAAATACAAGCACAAAAACTAACGCTTGACGTTGAACACAATGCTAAAGTTTTGGAGTCAACACGAAATTTAAATAAAGCACTATCAGAAGAAAATTCACAAAGACTTGATGCAGTAAAAGGGTTATTTAATGGTATAGGTGCGTTAGTAAAACAAAATAGTAAAACTGCAATAGCAATGCAAATTGGTAGTGCGGTTATAGATACATTTGTAGCTGCGAACAAAGCTTTGGCATCTGCCCCACCGCCTTTTAACTTTATCTTGATGGGTGGTGTTATAGCCGGGGGGTTAGCAAACATTAAAAAAATCTATGACCAATCAAGAAAAATGGGAGTGGATACGGGTGGGGATGCAAGTGCGGGTGGTGGAGCGACTCCTTCAATGTCCGGTCCTTCAATTGGAATTGTAGGCGGTCAAGTTAATAGCGGGACACAATTACAAAATGCTATCAATGGTGCAATGAATAAACCTCAAAAGAATTATGTAATAGGCTCTGACGTTACGTCACAACAAGGCCTTGATAGAAAAATTACTCAAAATGCAACACTTGGCGGTTAATTCGTTTTATCAGTATGCAAAAGAAAGGCTTTAGTTTAAATATGTCTGTTTTTTCAGATATGGAAGAAACTGCAAAAAAAATCAATTCATTTAAAGACGATTTACAAAGTGGTCTTGATTCAATTGAAGCGGGTAAAAAAATGGTTCAAAGTGTTTATACAAAAACATTTCCCGAAAAAAACAAACTTGATGTATTGATTAATAAAGCAAAAGCCTTGGCAAATGAACTTGGGGTAGAACTTAAATCAAATCCTATAGTATTGGGTGCAGTGGATTTATTTGATGTAATAGACGAAAGCAATATTAAGTACAAAAAATAATGCAAATACTTGAACTCATATTAGACGAGCAACAAATTGCAAGTGGCATTGATGCTATCAGTATAGTTCAATCTCCCGCCATTGAATCTAATTTTATAGCTTTGAATAACCACAAAGTAAAATTTGCTACATTGGATTCAGAAAAACGTATTTTGTTAGGTCCGGCATTGATTCCTAATAAACCAATCTACCGCAAACAAGACGGCATGGAATTTTATTGTTACTTTACAAGGGCAACAGTTAAAAAAGCAAGTGAACTTTATTTGCAAAGGGGTAATCAAAATCAAGCCACATTAGAACACGCAGTTAAAATACAAGGACTATGTCTTATAGAGTCATGGGTTAAAGAAGATATGGCAATGGACAAATCTTGCATGTATGGAATGACTGACCCAATTGGAACTTGGATGGTAGCTATGAAAGTTGAAAATGATGAAATATGGAATGAGTACGTTAAAACGGGACTTGTTAAAGGTTTTTCAATTGAAGGATATTTCGTGGATAAAGGTAAAGTGGCTATGGCTTCACAACCTAAACACGAAGATAAAATTGCTAATGTAATCGACATTTTAACCGAATACATGCAAACTAAAAATGTAACAGATTAATTAATTAAAGTTTTATAAGTATGAACGCAGAAACAACATTAGACAGAGTTATGGTTGCTTTAGGAATAAAGCAAAAAGAAACTCCATCAATAAAAGTAGAATTGGAAATAATGAAAACTTTGGATGGTCAAGCAACATTTGATGCGGACACTTACGAAGTTGGTTCTCCAATCTTTGTAGTTACCCAAGACGGAAACATTCCCGTTCCTATGGGCGAATATCAAATGGAAGATGGGTCAGTAATTTCAGTAGACGATAAAGGCTACATTGCAGAAATCGCAACTATGGAAGAAGAAACTGCACCCGAAGAAGAAATGATGCAAAACGCCCCTATGAAAGAAGCAACCGGCAAACCAACTGCGGGAGAACCTCCAATGGACATGGCAAAACCTAAAAAATTAACCGAGTCTATGATTAAAACAACTGAATATTCAGCTGAAATTTCAGACTTGAAAAAAGATTTTGAAGCATTGAAATTGAAATTAAGTTCTATTGCGGACGAGAATGCTGAATTGAAAAATAGACTTGCGACTGAAGAAGCACCAAGAACTCATTTTTCTCCCGAAAGCAAAGTTCAAAAACAAAATTTCCAACTTGGAAATCGTAGAGAAGAAAACACTACTGACAGAGTATTCAAACAACTATTTAGCTAATAAAAAAGAAATGAAAAATTTAAAAAATATCAATTTATCCGGTCCTACAATAAGTCCTAATACTTATGCCGGTCAGTTTGGTGGCAAATATATAGCCGCTGCACTATTAAGTGGCGAAACACTTGCCAAAGATTTAATCACGTTACACCCAAATGTAGCTTACAAAGAAGTTATCAGAAATTGGCAGAACACAGTTGCCGTAGTAGATGCTACGTGTGACTTCGTAGATTCAAGTTCAATATCTCTTGGTGAGTACGTTTTGACTACAACAGAAAAACAAGTAAACTTGGTGTTATGTAAAAATAACTTGAGAACAACTTGGGAAGCTGCACAAGCCGGTTTTTCTGCATTTGAAAATTTACCCGCAACATTTGAAGAGTTTTTGTTGGCTCAAGTAGCTTCGGAAGTTGCTCAAACAGTTGAATTAGGTATTTGGAAAACTAACACATTTTATACCGGTGGTATGGTTCAGTATCTTATTGACCAATCGTCAATCGTAAGACCATTTACGGGTGCTACAACGGGTACTAACGTAGTTGCTCGTTTACAAGAAGCATTGGATTATTCTCCAAGTGCATTGTATGGCAAAGAAGGTTACCAATATTATGTAGGACCGGGAACTATGAAAGCTTACCAAGCTGCGTTATCAGCCGGTAACTTCAATTTCCAATTCTATGTTGGCGAAAAACCAATGAACTTCCAAGGTATCCCCGTTACTATGTGTCCGGGTCTTAACGACTTTGATTGCGTATTAGGTTTGAAATCAGACTTACACTTTGGTACGGGTTTATTAGCCGACTACAACGATGTTAAAGTACTTGACATGGCTGATTTAGATGGTTCACAAAACGTAAGAATTATCATGCGTTTTACGGGTGGTATCATTGCAACCAATCCGGCTCAACAAGTTGTAATTAATGTTACCTAATCAATAACAAAATAGCAAATTCATAAAGGGTGGGTAATGCCCACCTTTTTTTTAAACTTTAAATAAATAATAAAATGGCTTGTAATACAATAGACGCTCGTTTAGAGCCTTGCAAAGAATACCTTGGTGGGATACAAGGAATGTTTTTAATCCCATTCGTCTTTACAGATTTGGTAGCGGTAGACGGCACGGGTGCGGTAAGTAAAATTTCCGAAAGTGACGGCACTACTTTAAAAACCGGTTTCTTTTGGGAATTGAAAGGTGCTTCATCATTTGCAGACACTATTACTTCATCAAGAGATAATGGCACAACTTTCCATGAATCTACATTAATGGTTAAATTCAAACCTAAATCCCCGGCAACCCCTTGGTTAGACGTTAAGGACGTTGAAACTTTGGCTACGGGACGTTGGAGAATTGTAGTTTGGGATAGAAACGATAACTTTTGGTTATTGGGCGAAGAGTACGGATGCGATGTAGCAACCGGTACTGAAGATTGGGGCGTAGCTTTAGGAGATTCAAGAAGTTACACTTTGAATTTTCTTGCACAAGAAAAATTTGGGCCTCGTCCATTAGCTTCAATTACTTATGCGGGATTAAGTACAATTTTTACCGCTGACGTGACTCCATAATAAAATTCAATTCTGTTCGGTATATTAAGGTAGAAAGGGGTGCAATTGCACCCTTTTTTATTTATCTGTAACAATAAAGAGGTTTATAGTTTTATTATTATGAATATCGATAGTCTTTCTACTCAAATATCATTTAGACCTTTGATTGCTTTTGACGGCAATCAAGTCAATTTGATTGTAGAGCATAAAGCAACTAAAACAAAAATGACTCTTTTGCAGACACCTACAATAAGTGGAACTAAAGTCATTTTATTATTACCGGTATTATCGACTTTAAATATTAAAGAAAAAGACGAATTACTTTTTAGAGTTATTCAAAACAATATTCTTTTATTTGAATATTTAGGATACTACATCAATGGTTCTTTATCTGAATATAGAGAATGGAAACAATGGGATACTACAACAAACAATAGCAAGGAGTGGGTTACGTTATGAGTAAAAAATTATATGTCGTAAATATGGCAAGTTACACAAGTCCAAGTGTAACTGAAGAAAAAACTAAAGATTGGGTTCAGTATGGGGGGGATAATAATTACTATCAATATTTAATAGACCTTTATTATAGTTCTCCAACAAACAATGCTTGTATCAAAGGTAAATCTGATATGGTCTTTGGCTATGGACCGGAAGTGGTAAGGGGAGACCGACATTTAAAAGGGTACTTGGATTTTAAAATGTTATTTGCTAACGAACAAGTTAAAAAAGCTACTATGGATTTAGTAATGCTTGGCATGTGTGCTTTCCAACTTGTTAAATCTAAAGACGGCAAAAAATATGCAAAGGCTTATCATTTTCCAATCCAAACTTTAAGACCTCAAAAAGCTAACGATAAAGGCGAAATAGAAAAATGGTATTATTGTGCTGATTGGTCTAAATTAAAACGTAGCGAAAAACCTCAAGAGTTTTCTGCGTTTGGATTTGACGATAATGATAAAGAGTGCATGATGGTAATTAAGCCATATAGCACCGGTTCGTTTTATTTTAGTCCCCCGGACTACCAAGGGGGTACTCAATATTGCGAACTTGAAGGCGAAATATCAAACTACCACATTAACGGCATAAAGAATGGATTAGCACCAAGCATGTTAATTAACTTTAACAATGGCGAACCTTCAGAAGAAATAAAAGACGCTATTGAGGGGCAAATAAACGCTAAATTCAGCGGTTCTTCCAATACGGGACGTGCCATAATATCTTTTAACGATAGTAAAGAACAAGCTGCGGATATTACTCCCGTTCAATTATCTGATGCAGCACAACAATATCAATTCTTGTCGACTGAATGTGTAGATAAAATATTGCTTTCGCACCGCATAACAAGTCCTTTAATTTTTGGTATTAAAAATACCGGTAATGGGTTTTCAAGTAATGCCGAGGAATTAAAAACTGCAACTATTTTATTTGATAATCTTGTTGTAAGACCTTTCCAAAGTATTTTAATCGATTGTTTTAATAAAGTCTTATTGGCAAATGGATTCATGCTTGAAATTTATTTCAAGACATTGCAACCATTGGAGTTTATTGATTTAAGCGGTAAAAATTTAGATGCTACCACAAAAGAAAAAGAACTTGGATTGTCATTATCTAAAATAGAAATGACTGAACAAGATGAAGACGAATGGATAGTCCATTTATCTGATAAAGGGGAAGTTATTGATGAAAACGAATGGGACATTGTGGACGTGCGTGAAGCTACCGAAGAAGATGACCAACTTGAATTAGCATTTGATAGTCCCGACTTGAAATCTAAAGACGATAAAGGTATTTTTAAAATTAGATATAAATATGGACCGGATACTACCAACCCTCATTCAAGAAAATTTTGTAAAGAAATGGTTTCATTGACCGGGCAAGGTATTGTATATAGAAGAGAAGATATAAATCAAATGTCGTTTAGCGGTGTCAATGGGGAGTTTGCACCAAATGGACGTAGTACCTATAGCATTTGGAGATTTAAAGGCGGTGTGAATTGCCACCACGCTTGGTATAGGGTAACTTATATGCGTAAGACAATCAAAGGTGCTTTTAAACCATTAACAAGTGCTGAAAAAGGAACTGACATTAGAGAAATGGAAAATTATGATAAGGTAAGTAATGCAAAAGCTAACATTGAGGGTGTGCCTTTTGCACCGCCAAGTTGGAATGATGCCAAAACTAAACCTATCGACATGCCTAACCATGGTAGCTTAAAGAATAAATAGTATGCAGATTAATGATGACGTTTTACTGATAACCAAAGAGGACTTATACAAGTACACTCAATTAAAAGGCAATGTAGATATTGACAATATCAGTCCATTTATTAAAGTTGCTCAAGATATTGAAACGCAATCTGTTCTTGGTACAATTCTTTACAGAAAAATATTAACTGACGTATTAAACAATACGCTTGTAAACCAATATCTAACTTTGACAAGTACTTATATTCAACCAATGCTTATACATTATGCAATGGCAGACTTTATGCAGTTTCATGGGTACGAAATAAGTAATGCGGGAATATTAAGAAACAACCCCGAGAACACAGTACTTCCCGACAAGAACGAAATTGACATACTTGTTAAAAGGTATAAACAAATTGCAGAAACTTACAGAAAAAGATTGGTAGATTGGATAACTTTAAACGTAGGACTATTCCCCGAGTATACCCAATGGCAAGCCGGTGGCGAATATCCTTATAGCACTCCTACAAATTATACGGGATGGAACTTATGAAAAATCAATACAAGCCAAAAGAAGATAACATAAAAAAGTTAAAAGCATTTTTTTTAAAAGTAACAAATGAAAGCAAGAAAAATAACAAAGATACATGTTCATTACTTAAAAAGTAATCCAACTTTAAAAGGTTTATATCATTTTGTTTTAGAAGAGAACGGGATGCTTATAAATAATTTGCCTATTTATTCGAATAGTACTATCGACAATGCAGAATGTTCATTGCATTTTGCTTGTATTAATTATACAGAACTACCCGAAAGAATAAAAGAATTATCTGCAATACTTGGTTATTTAAACCCCGAGTATATTGAAGTTTTTGAAGAGACTAAACCTAAAAAGAAAAAAGACTATGGCAAGACTCTTTAAATTTAGTTTGGTTTTTGCAATGTTTATTTTAAGCGGTTGTTCGGCACAATGGCACCTTAAAAAAGCAATACAAAAAAACCCCAACTTGTTAAAGGTTCGGGAAATAACTATAGATACTTTGGTAATAATGGATTCTTTTTACCAAGTCGATTCATTTACTATGAATGAAATAGATACTTTTATAACAGATACGGGCAAAATTAAAATTACTTTGTATCGATATAAAGATAGATTTGTTTCGAAAGTTGAAATCAAACGAGATACTTTCCATTTTACAAAAATTGTGGAATGCCCTCCGACCATTACTCAACTTATCGATAACGAAAAGACTAAATCATACATGCTTTATGCTTTTTTAGGCGGGTGCTTTATAACAATTTTGTTAACTTATTATGGTAAAAAATTGGATAACTCCAAGTAGAACGAGTCCTAAACCGGGGAGTGGTCGTGCATGTTTATGCCCGGATGGGAAATATAGCAGAAAATGTTGTGACGGGTCTTTACAAGCACAAGGGTTAGGTAGTGTTACGGGCATACAAAGAGACATTAGCGAAGAATGGCAAGGAATAAATACAGAGTGGCAAAACATAAATAAAAATTGGAATATATGAGCATAAGTTTAAACGGGTTAAAGCCTAAAGATACGTACCAAGCACTTATAAAAGTAGGAGACAATACAATAGTTACTACGATAAATAAAACTTTATCAGACGGACAAGGCAATGATTTGCCTATGGAGGTGTCTACTCTTGAAATTAATTTTACGGGACTTGTAAAACAAAGTGGAATTACTTTGGCTACAACAAGTCAATTAAATTTAAAACAAGATACTCTTGTAAGTGGCACAAACATTAAATCTATTAATGGAAGTTCTGTTTTGGGTAGTGGCAATTTAGTCGTTAGTTCAAGTGCGGCTTGGGGGTTAATTACCGGTACTTTATCGACTCAAACAGATTTACAAAGTGCGTTAGATTCTAAACAAGCTACATTAATCAGTGCGACCAATATCAAAACTATTAATGGGACATCAGTATTAGGTAGTGGGGATATTGCAATTAGCACAAGTACGTCATGGGGAAGTATAAGTGGGACGTTATCTTCACAAACAGATTTGCAGACTGCATTAAATAATAAAATAACTGCAAACGTAGTTATTACGGGTGCAACTAAAACCAAAGTAACTTATGATTCAAAAGGATTGGTTACAAGCGGTGCGGATGCTACCACATCAGACATTGCAGATTCTACAAATAAAAGATATGTTACAGACGCTCAATTAGTAGTTATTGGGAATACTTCAAATACCAATAGTGGGGATAATGCTACCAATAGTCAATATAGTGGTTTAGCTGCGTCCAAACAAGACACGTTAATTTCGGGAACTAATATTAAAACTATTAATAGTAGTACAATTTTAGGAAGCGGAGATTTGGCGGTTCAATCTACACTTGTAAGCGGAACGAATATAAAAACTATAAATTCAACGTCATTGCTTGGTAGTGGGGACATAGCTATAAGTGCTTCGCCAAGTGGGGTTGCCGGTGCTATTCAGTTTAGTAATGGGTCTGCATTTAGTTCAGATGCAACTAATTTATTTTGGGACGATACGAATAATAAATTAGGTATTGGAACGAATACGCCAACTGCAAGATTAAGTATAAAAGGTAGTGGTTCTACAAGTGCCACAAATAGTTTACGTATAGAAAATAGTACCAATAGTCAATCTATGTATTGGGATGATTCAGGTAAATTATGGATGTATTCAGCGGGAGCGACATGTACTTTTAGTTCGGGCGGTTTATCTACTTACAGTATTTCATCACTCTATTCAACCGGTGGTATTAATTTAGATGGTAGTGCGTTTCAATTAACGTATGGTTTCACAGGTTTAGTATTAAATTTACATACTACTACTGCTCAATTAAATAAACCATTTTATATAGGTAATGGTACTTTAGCTAATGCAAACGCTAGTTCATTATTAGAATTAAACGCAACGGATAGAGGTTTATTATTGCCAAGAATGACAACTACGCAAAAAAATGCTATTGTTACACCGGCTACGGGGTTAATGGTTTACGATACAGATTTATTGTCGTTTTATCAATACAATGGAACTGCGTGGGTAATTATAGGCGGTAGTAGTGGCTCTCCGAGTGGAACTACGGGGGCAATACAATTTAATAATGGTGGGGTTTTTGGGGCAGACGATACAAATTTATTTTGGGACAATACTTCCAAAGAGTTAGGGGTTGGTATTAATACCCCAACCGCTTCGTTTCATACTAAAGGTACGGGTACAACAAATTCTACAAGTTCATTAAAAGCACAAAATAACGGGACTCAAATATTAACCTATGACGATAGCGGAGTTTTAACTTTATCAGATGGGACAAATAGCACTACCCACTCATCATTAGCTTTTGGTAGTAATTTATTAAATGCTAAAACGGGAAGTTCTAAAATCGATTTAACGTCTTTAATGGACTTATATGATTCAAGTGGTTCGTTAGGAATAAGAGTAAATACTGCATTTAGTGGGATAGCACAACCGACTGCAATAGGTCAAACAACTGCACCAAGTACAACTGCAATTTTAGAATTGGCAAGTACTACAAGAGGTTTTTTACCACCTCGTATGACCACTACCCAAAGAGATGCAATAACGTCTCCACCGGACGGCTTAATAATTTACAATACATCAAGCAAATCAATTAATTTTAGAAGTAATGGTGTATGGGAAGATATAGGTAGTCAAACTAATGCAAGGACATCTGCAAGTTCAGCTATCAATACTACAGAAACTATTTTAGTATCCTCCCCCGTTTTAAGTGCGGGACGATTTATGACAAGTACTTTTATTAAAATAGCATTTACGGGGACAAATACCTCATCTGTTGCGGGTACGTCAACTTTTAGAGTAAGAATTGGAACTGCGGGAACAACCGCAGATACATTAGTATTTACGGCTACAACTGCAAATAGTGCAGCTTCGGGAACTGCGGTAGCTTTTAGCGGAGAAATTATCATGACTATAAGAACAATCGGAGCAAGTGCAACGGCTTATGGGACTTTAAAATTATGGAATGCAGGTTCTACGGGTATAAGTACTGTTTTAACACAAGTAATAAATGGAACAATGACAACTTTTGATAGTACAACTGCAAATTTTGTATCTTTGTCCTACTTAACGTCAGCTACGACTACAACAAGTACATTCCAACAATCAATAGTAGAAATAATAGATTAACATGAAATATATAAAAATAAACACCGAAGTAAATTTAACAAGTGGAATCCAAATTCCAAGTGGTTCTGTAGTAATTATAGCCGAAGGTTATGCAGACATTAAAGCACAAACTGAAGGCATGATACCGGCTCAAATAGCTACGTTCGTTTATGCTTCGCTACAATCAATGGCAGACGGGAAACAAGCTTTGCAAGGCATTGAAGATTTTGATACAACTTTTAAGTATTCAAAATTACCGGTCATTTCATTTGAAACTATCCCGGCTGAAACATTATTAGTTCAAGCGGTTTATGATGACTTGGCTATTGTATATGGCACTGCAAACATAGAAATTTTGAGCATCTAATGAAAAATAATGTAGTAAATGGTAATACCGCAGACTTGTTATTGACTACTACTATTGTAAGTTCAATTGCTCATTATAGTACTATGGTTCAACCTATTATTAGTTTGTTTGCCGGGTTAATTGCTATTATAAGTGGGATATTTGCAATTCGCTACTATTATTTAAAATCAAAAGTCAATGGCTAAAATCAAAACGGCTACCACTTCAATAAAAGTAAAGGCAAAAAAAAACAATAAAGGCGTTCATTCCAAAAATAACCCGCCCGAAAAAAAATATAGAGGTCAAGGCAAAAAACGATAGCATAAAATCAATACGCAAATGAGAAAAAAAATAACCCCAACATGGTTGAGTATTACCCGCAAAGTTTACACTTACATAGGTAGTACGTCTTTATTTACCGCTTTAGGAGGTATGTGGGATTTGGATAAAGACCAAGTTATATTTATTACTACACTTTATTTAATAGGCTTGAATTTGATTCAAACTATTTGCGATGCAAGTTTTCAAAAAGACAATGACATTTATAAACCTTAAAAATTATGTTTACTAAATTAGATGGGGAAACCGCTTTATTAGAAATTCAAAAACTTAAAGGCACCGAAAGGGCAAAGTTGCTTGAAAGAATGATGCGACTTGAAACAAATCATTTTAAGTCTAAACAATATACTATAAGTGGTTCAGCCGGTATGGAAATGGGAGCATGGCAAGGCATTGACGAAACAAAGTTTACTACATTTCTTATGAAAGATAACCACTTAACGGGTGCAAAGCAAATGAGAACTTTTATAAAGTGGAACTCCGTTTTAGATTTTTTACTTTATTTATCAGACTACATAGACCGACATAAAGGAAACTATGCAAGGTGGAATAGTATGATGCCCGAACGACAACAAGCCTACAAATTAAAATTAGATTCTATTATAAATAGAACGATTAAATAAACACTTTCATAATCAAGCACCTACATAAAAACGGGTGCTTTTTTTATATCCTATCATATTTTATTTTGTAAATACAAAATATTGATGTATGTTTGCAATACTATTTTAATAAATACATGAACAACTTAACCAACCTCCGCTTAATTGAAAAATTCACTTCTAAAAGTAAATTATTCACTGAACAAATTTCAAAAATCGGTATGACTGATGACTATATCGATATCTATGTTAATTTCGACCGAAAACTTAATGCTTATTTTAACAATAGTAAAAAATGGAATGTTAAAACTGATGATAGCGGTTTTATTAATTGTCGTAGATATATTGGCGGTATCCGTATTGAAATTACATTATGGTAAACAATCAAGAAAATTTATTGTCGTTCCAACGATATACTGAAGAAGACGTAATTTTTTGGATGGCTAACGAAAAAAGAGCAACGGAAGAACCCGTCTACCTATGGTACAAAAGTCAATTTGGGGATTGCCCTACACACACCTTGGTCAGAATGCGACACATGAGACTCATTGATGGTATACCGACTATTTATTGCTATGACAGAAATGGCATTCAATTATGGGGGTATTTATCTCAATTTTCAATTGTCAATATTACTCTCTATAAAGATTACCGAGGGGAAATGTTTTTTTGAATTTACAAAATAAAAATTGTACATTTGCAATATGAAAGAATCAATCTTAACTATCGATACCGCTTTGCAAGAAGTTCTTAA